GTAACGGGGATTAATTTTATTAAAAACGGAGATAAGCTATGGCTATAGGTGGTGGTATTCTTCCGGCTTCAGGTTCAACACAATTAACGGAGTTGACTTACGTCACTCGTAGAGCGTTTATCCCGAAGCTAGTCGTACAACTTTATAACAGCACCCCATTGATGGCGGCGTTGATTGCAAACAGTCAACAAGCATCTGGTGGTGTTTCTTCAGTAACTGTGCCTGTACAAGGCTCACAATTTGTGAACGCACAATGGTCAGACTATTCTGGCTCATTCAATCAACCTTCAGTTCAACAAGGCGCATACAATGCTGAGTTCAACTTAAAGTTGATGATTGCTCCAGTTCCATTCCTAGGTATGGAAGGTGCAGTTCAACAAGATGCCGCAGTCATTCCTTTGATTGAAGCTAGAATGAATGATGCAACCAACGTTATGATGGATGCTATGGCAACAAGCTTGTACAACAACAGTACTAATACTCAACAATTTACAGGGTTACCTGCAGCTGTTTCATCAAGTGGTACTTACGGTAATATTGACCGTGCTACATATACTTGGTGGCAATCAAAACAATATGCAGCAGGTGGTGTCAACCCAACCCGTCAAAACATCTTGCAATACATTTCTGGCACAGTTAAAAACTCTGCTGAAGTGCCTAGCTTTGGTGTGTGCGGCTTTGGTACTTGGACATTATTAGCTCAAGACTACGTTGGTCAAGAGCAATATGTAATTACTCCAGGTTCAGGCTTTGATGGTGAAGCAAACGGTCCTCAAGCAGCTTTCCGTGCATTGATGGTAGCTGGTGTGCCAATTTATCCAGACCCATATTGCCCAGAAGGTACGGTTTACTTCCTCAATACAAATTACCTCTCATTATATATCCATGACCAAGGTTCATTTGTGTTTACAGGTTTTGAATCAACTCTACCTAACTGGCAAATCGGTTATGTAGGTGCGGTGCTAACTATTGCTGAGTTAGTGAATACTAAACCAAAATCCATGACTAAGGTTACTGGATATAACTCATTAACAATTTAAGGAGAATAAGTTATGTCATTAGCAACCAATAAGATTTTAGTTTCAGGTACTAACACTAACACTGCAGGTGCCTACTTTCAAACAACAACTGTTACAGCCGTGACAACACCTGGTACAGTTATTCCAGCTGGTGTGTACTTAATGTACCCAACAGCTAACGTAACTGTGACAGCAAATAATGGCTCTAGTGCTGCTACGCTTTTAGCTAACAACACTGGTGGCGTTATTATTTCTGACGGTCAAAATGTATTTGCGGTGGCAGCATCAGCAAATACAGCAGTAACATTATTAGCAACTAACGGCGGTGAAGCTGTTAGTGAAACTTACGCTTAAGGAGACGGTATGATTGCGAATCATGTAGGAGCGTTGTACCCAGATCGTTTTAATGGTATTGCTCTAGGCAAAGTACAAGGTGCATCAGTAGGTGCAACTGGTAATGCTGTAGCAACAATACCAATTACATCTGGTACTGCTTACATCGTTCGTCAAATTACTGTAGCTAACGCAAATGCAACTATTGCAACTGCAAACGTAGCAATCCTCACATCAAGTGATGGCAATGCTTCAAATGCAGTTTCCAATAACGTAGTTTTAGCCAATGTGTCTAGCACAACTACTTACCAAGATTTAGGTTTAAAAGCTGCAACACTAACAGGTGTTTACACAGCTCCAGCCTTATACTTGGTAGTTAATACTGCTGTAACCAATGGTACTTGCGATATTACTGTTTTTGGTGACGTTGTAACGTTATAGAAATGTCAACCTTGTATGTGACGAATAAGTCTGATAATTTACTTGAATTCGATTTTGAATTTAAGACCATACAGTTCCCTAAAGGAAAAACTGTAGAAATTACCGAAAAGGCTGCTCGTCACATATTTGGTTATTTAGATTCAAATAAAGAAGAATACATGGTGAGACTTGGTTTCATTCAAACAAGGAATGACATCGAAAAAGGTCTAAAGAAATTAGAACAATTTGTCATTTCAGACCAACCACCTAAACACAACCACTTGTTATCCCCAGTGGTGGATGAATTACCTTCTCATGAAAATAAGGTTATGCCTTTGAAACGTGAGAAGGAAAAAATCCAAGTGGCTGGATAACAATATATTATTGTATGGAGTTTAAATGTCTCAGACACTATCAGGATATATTACAGAAGTCAGACGACTTTTGCATGATGCTAATGGCAACTTCTATACTGATACTGAGCTTACAGATTATATCAATGACGCTAGAGAGCGTTTAGTTAGAGACACTGGATGTTTAAGAATAGTCCAGATTTCACAAACACCTTTAAAAGTTAGATCAACTGACACTATCAGTGGAGCAACCCCTACAAATCCTACAGCATGGGCTGCTAGTACTGCTCTTACTCTCAATAGTTTTGTTTTTTCTAACATCTTCATTTATCAGGTTACCCAAGCTGGCACAACAGGTACTGAACCCCCTGCTTATCCTGCTGCTAATTATAACTATCCTCCTACTACACAATTCCTAAATGGAACTGTAGGATTAACTTATGTAGGTAATTGTGAAAACATTTACTATGCTTCTTTACCTCAAGGCATACAAACCCTTGATGTTTTAAATATAAATCTCTATTGGGGAAATACACGAGTACCTATGAGATATATGCCATGGACACAATTTAACGCTGAGTTGCGTTTTTGGCAAAACTATATTGGCAGACCTATTTCATTTACAGTGTATGGACAATCTCAAATATTTATTTCTCCTGTGCCAGATCAAATTTATCAATTAGAAATTGATACTACTGTATTGCCTACACCATTAATTGCAGGCACAGACGTTGATACTATCAATAGTCCATATAGCTCACCTATAGCTTTCTATGCAGCTTACAAAGCTAAATACAAAGAACAATCATTTGGTGAAGCTGAAATATTTAAACAAGAATATATTAAACAAGCACAAGCTGTGCTTAATAGCGTATTTACTAGACGAATTCCTGACCCTTACTCGACTTTATAAACTATGGCAGCAGTTGAACAGAAAAAGTCGTATCTTGTTACCAAGCAGTTTAAGGGTATCAATAGCAAAAGCAATCGTACTGCGATTGAAGAGACAGAGTTCTCATGGCTTGAAAATCTCATGCCTTTGGGCTATGGTAATTTAAAAGCTCTTCCTAATTCAGATAATCAATCTGTTTCTTTTGGAAACACTGTTACTCAACTTTTTTCAGTCAATATCAATAACAAAGATTATGCTTTAGCATTTCAAGCTGATGGTCGATGTGAATATGTAGATTTAGCCACTAACACAAAAGGTAATGTAGCTGTTACAAGTACATTCTCTAATAGTGGTATGCGAGTATCACAATGGAAAAGTGAGCGTGCACTAATCCTTGATCCAGCAAAAGGGTACTACACCTGGAATGGTACTAATTTAGTTTTTGTAGGTTCAGTAGGTTTCATTGGTTTAATATCTGGTGGTGCAGGATACACAGAAGCGCCTGCTGTTATTATTAGTGCACCTAATGATGCTAATGGTGTTCAAGCTACTGCAGTATGTACCATCACTGAAGGTTCAGGTGGTGTTAAATTTATTTCAATGACTAATGTAGGTTCTGGTTATACCTCTGTACCTGATGTTGCTATTGGTGCACCTAACTTACCTGGCGGCACTCAAGCTACAGCTGTAGCAACTACCTTATCTAATACAGTTGTTTTAATTACAGTCACTAATTCTGGCTCAGGTTATACCACAGCTCCTTCTGTGACTATCACAGGCGGTGGTGGATCATCAGCTGCAGCCAACGCTACAGTAGCTACTGGCACTATCAATGCAGTCATCTTAACTGAAGCTGGTTCTGGCTACACAAGTCCTCCTACTGTAACATTTACAGGAGGTGGTGGCTCTGGTGCTAATGCCGTAGCAAGTTTAGTTACTTTTCAAAAAGGCACTGTATCAGTGCTTATTACGGGTGGGGGTGTTGGTTACACAAATGCTTCTAATTTAAGTGTCACTATATCTGGAGGTGGTGGTGCTAATGCAGCAGCCACAGGTATTATCTCAGGTGGTCAAGTGGTACAAGCTGTAATGACTAATCCTGGCTCTGGATACACTAATGCGTCTAACATTACAGTGACTATTACAGGCGGTGGAGGCTCTAATGCTACAGCTAAAGCTATTATCAACCTAGATGACAACACAGGCGTTCAATCTTTTAGTGGTCGAGTATGGATTGCTGCTGGTCGTAACGTATATTACACAGCTGCAGGCTCATATTCAGACTTTACAAGCGTGTCTGCTGGCACAGTATCCTTAACTGATGCTACTTTAAGAAGTAATATTGTTAATTTACTCTCTGCTAACAACTTTTTATACATATTTGGTGAAGATTCCATCAACGTATTCTCAGATGTAAGAGTTACTACAGCTGGAACTACCTTATTTACTAATACTAACGTATCGGCTTCAGTAGGCACCAAGTTACCTTATCCCATA